CGGGAGCCATGGCTCTCCACTTCGCTTCAGGTGCTAGAATACGAGATTATTTATGGGACACCGTCCCCCAGGTTGGAACTATCAATATTAAGCACTGTCCCTGGGCACGTATTTGGAACTCAACACAGTCCATCGACATATGGTCTGGTTCCGATTTCATCAAATCCAATATATTCCAGGCCGACTTGGGCAATCACGATTGGACCCTTGGGAAGGTAATCATGTGGGCCAGTTGCTTGGGCTATGGTCGTGGTGCTACGGAGCATGTGCGCGACGCAGGCGATCAAGGACTATCTATTGCCTTTTATGATGCTAACAACCGGGCGCCACTGCTTTGCGGCTTGATCATCCGCCCAGGTGCAGACGCTGGGGGTGCTCCAGATTACGAAGATATTGACATCACTTTTGACGGAGATGATAACATGGGAGGCAGCTCAGCTGGAGTGACGCCTTTTGATCTTCAGGCTCGAAGTCAGCGTGCTGTGTGGTTTGGTGGTGATGACGATGATCGTGTGCGACATGTTGGCGTGATTGCGCTTCCAATCCTGGCAGGTGTCACAGATGTGGCAGGTAATGGAACGCCTGTCCCTCCCCGCGTTCCGCGAGCGGCAGAAGCACTCTTAGATGTACAGCTTTATCTTACGTATATCGATGATGTTCGCATTGGTGTCAGGGGTGGTCTGGGTCAGATGATCAACTGGGGCCCAGCGTGGATCGCGCCTATTAATCCAGCGAATCCTGCTGGACCAGGAAATGCCAGGTTCACTGCTGATGCCAACAAATGGGTGGCTGCTGTAGGCGTGGGAGATATTGATACCGTCTTTGATAGGTGGAGTCCTATCATTGGCAATGCTATTGCTTTCCTCGTCCCACCAGGACTCAAGATGCCTTTCTCCGATAGTGGTGATCCGGAGCCAGAGGCTGCCATAAATGGAAATCAGATGAGTGTTGATTCTATTAATCTTTGGCGCTGGTTCGCGTCGATTGTGCGTGGCACTGGTTGCGTCAATCAGGCTATTCATCTCGCCATGCAGTTGCGAGTCTCTGATCCTGGAGTCCAGCATCCAGCGCACGGGCGTGATGGTGTCTTGGTCTCTCCTATGTATTGCACTCCTTCCGTGATTGTTACGGTCCCTGGATTATCGCCTCTCGTTTGGTGGGGTATGCTGCAGGAGCTATATCTTCCCCGCTTTAGTGAGCAGTATCCTCTGTTTGTCACACCGCTCAGCGCAGCAGAAATATTGAGAGCTCTTCATTGTGTGACGGCTATGCAAGTAGACATCCATCGTTCTAGGACTGGACTCTCAGCAGCTCAGTCTTTGGTTGGGCACTCTCCTAATCCCAATGACTTGGAGGCAATCTCTCAGCAGCGAACAATGATGCGTGTTTATGTCGAGAGTATCAATGCAGCATTCAATGGCTCCGCTATCAAGGGGGGGTCTGGATTTGCGCTATGGCATCCACAGGTAGCAAATCGGGTGATGGCAAAGTATAATTGGGCACACATCACGACCTCTTATGCTGACGAGTGGCCAAATTCTCCTCTTGCGGGTGGAGCTGCGCTTCCTATTGGAGTCTCACCGACGCGCATTCCTATCTGTTTCTACCCATATCTGTTTGACGAGAATTATCCTCTCTCGCGTGACCTAGATGCGTTGCCAGATCCAGTCTTCTGCACTGGTCTCAACCCGCCGGCACGCGCTGTCTCTGAGATCCAATACGGGAAGGGTTACGGTAACGGAAGTCCTCTCTTCATGACCATAGGAGACACCGATGATCAGCCAGCTTTGGGGGCCTGTGCCGCATGGGTAGGCCGCAATGATCTTGCTTTTTGGCCTCTTACCGTGCCTAACCTGCGCGGTACCATCTTTGTGGGAGATTTCTTAGGACCCGACATTGGTGCTGGTGGCGTGGCATCTTCTCGTCGAACCATTCTCTCTATTCCATCTGAAAATATTCGCTACGGGGCTCAAAATCCATTGAATGTTTATTTAGCAAGGCCTACGCATATGGTTGAGACGCTGGTTGAGCCCTACTTTAGAGTACTTCTCCCAGCTCGCCTTACTCCCCGGGCCCAGCCTTCCACGACACGCCAAACCCATATCGCAAATTTATTTGCAGGCTTTCACATTTAGGTGGAATAAGACCTACTCTCGATATGGCTACTCAACTGGAGACAGGACTTGATGATGCAAGTTTGGATGTATTACTTGGGTGCGACCCGACTTCGGATATTCTCCCGAATCGGTCACTCGCTGCCGAGGAATTCAAATCTTTCAAGGTCAGGTGCTTGACTCAGGACTTTAAGGCGTCATCTTGGACCTCAGAGTGGTTTTCAGGACTTCAGAGACAGTATAGGGGTGTAACTCCTAGTGATTTAGAAAAATATGGTCACATAGGGAGGGGAGAGGTTCGGCGGCAGTTTGCTTTTGGTTTTTCTTTGCTACCGAAGGAAGTGCACGATTTTGTATATTTTATATTAGTGGAG